AAATACTATTGCTAAATGAAACAATTTATCGTATTCTGTTTCTTTTAGTTTCTTTTTAAAATCTCCGAAACTTGCGACATTAAGTATTTCAATTAGATAATCAGGTACAGGATTTCTCACTAAAGTTATTTTTTGTATTTGCTGGTCTCCAAACTTGTCTATAAGTTTCTGTGCTTTAGTTGAATAATCTGTATTACCGTATATTAAACGGTTCGCTTCATTATAGGTTTCTTTCGCTCTATCAATTGGATTAATAATCTTTATTGGTTTAAAAGGATTGTATAACGCTCCTGCCTTTATACTATCTTTGTGTCTCCGATTACTTGACGTAGGTAGAAAAGGGTTATTCATTATATATTCCGTATATATTTTTTTCTATATATTGTATATAATGACTGAATTATCTTGTGAATATTGTAAAGATATTGATTTCCGCTATATCTACTGCTTGAAGAATACTGATAATAATAGAAAGACTTATTTTCTTAATGAAGAAGATACTCATTTCGCTTTTGGAATGCCTTATTTAAAGGTTGGATTGGTTAGAGTTGTTGTTGATAGTCTTGAATACACTATTGCGGTAGATAATAGTTATAAAGCAAGAACAGGTTTTCGTGTTAAGTAAAGTCCAATATTTGGAATAAAATATATCGTAATTGTGTGCAATCATTACTATATATATAAGTTGTGGTAATGATTTTAAAAAGAAACTAAAAGAAACAGAATACGATAAATTGTTTCATTTAGCAATAGTATTTGATACACCAAAAGGTAGAATATTGGTAGAGAAAAATGAAGTAGTTAATTTATCAGAAACAGTTCCGAACGAAGACGGTAGAGAAGATAGGGATATACCTATTAACAAAAAATTAACAGTAAAAGAAGCACTTGATAATACAGAGCGAAGATTAGGTAAAGACCTATACTATAAATATAGTGCTTACGATAATAACTGTCAGAACTTTATTCTAAATATATTAAAAGCGAACGACTTAGGAAAACAAGAAGACTACGAGTGGGTTAAACAAGATACAGAAGAATTATTTAAAAGCAATCCCTTTTTGAGAAAACTTGCAGACGGAATAACGGATTTAGCGAGTAGATTTACAGGGGCAGGAAAGCGAAAGATAGGAGGTTTAATAGTGAAGAGAAATCCTTATAACGAGTGGTGATTTTCTCAAAAGTATATATAATGCCTTCACCTAAAGACAAAGAACTTTACGAGAAAGTAAAAAAAGAAGCAGATAGTATTTATAAAAAACCCTCTGCATTCAAGAGCGGTTATATAGTAAAAAAATATAAAGAATTAGGAGGAGAATATTTAGACGATAATAAACCAAAAAATCTTAAGCGTTGGTTTAAAGAAGAGTGGAAGGATATAGGTAATTCAACCTACCCAGTATTCAGACCAACAAAAAGAATAAATGAAAACACACCTTTAACACCTGAAGAAATAGACCCTAAAAATATAAAAGAACAAATCAAACGAAAACAAGTAATAAAAGGAAATAAAAATCTATCTCCGTTTAAACCTAAATAACGGTCGCTCCGCTTACCAAAGGATATTAATCGCTAGACTATTAGGACTGTACTTATCTATCTTCCAATCACCTTTTATTTTTGTTGCTCGTTTTAAATACGATTGCCTACGAATTGGGTCTTTGTGTTTCGTATAATCTTCGTATCGTATATCACCGAAAGAAACGTATTTATTCGTTGCAGGATTTAACACCTGATATTTTTTATTCTTTTCTTCCGATATTTTAAGCAAAGTTTTTTTTCCTAAATATTCTTCTGCTCTTTCTTGTGCGGTTTTGAAATCACTTTTTTCTTTTAATAACAAATATTTTTCTATCACCTGCGTATTTGTAAGCATTTATCTTATATTAATTGTATAAAATAAATCTACTTCCCACTATTATCAACAGGACGTATTCTATCTATCTTCTCCTCACCTTCTACGTCTCTAACAATTTTAATACAACAGAAATCAACTTCTTTACACTTACTTTTATAACAAAGACGAACTCCAACCAATACAACACCACAAACACTACTAATTAGGAAAGTCCAAAACACTTCCGATAGCATTATATACTTACTGTTTAGATAATCCTAATTGTTGTAAAGTCCAATTAACGACAAACTCGTCATCTGTTCCCCAAAACGAATATTCAGGTTGAACTAATTGAAGACTTTTAACTTCTACTACAGCACCGTCAGCATTTAATATTTGTGCTTCAATACTAGCAGATACACCTAAATTAACAGATAAGACAATAACCTTTACAGCGGTTTCTATAATTGGAGATTGTGGGATTTCGACTGGAACGATTTGAACTACAGACATTTATATTATATAGTTAGATAATTATCTCGCTTTTAAAAAAAGCAGAGAGTTGCAAAAAAGGAGGGGTCTTAGGGGAACCTTGGTTCCCTAATTAGGAAGTACTTACAAACCAACCGTATATATCATTAATCGTATAAGCAACATTAGTAGCATCTGCCCCAGCGTAAGCAGGAGTTATAGTATAAGTTCCAGTATTTCCGTTTCCAGTCGGACCTGACGCTACGTTAGGTATTACGATATTATAATTTACCCCTCCAATAGTAATAACTTGATTGTGGGTTAATACTCCGCCTCCTGATACAGATGTGATAGTAATTGTGGCAGAGTTTTGTAATACATTAACATTACCACTACCAGCATAACCAACTTGAAAACAAATCATTCTTAAACTATTACCTGAACCAAAGGAAGTATTACCACCAGTAAGATTAGGTTGTACTGCGAGTGCTGAAAATATAGGATTTGTTCCACTTGCACCATTATAATAAAGATTACAAGCGTATGCTCCAATTCGTATCCCTAATTTTATCATTATATCAGTCCCAACATCTTCTTTTTGTGCTTGAGGTATTGTAATTATTGTATTAGCACTAGTAGAACCGTTAAAGTAATAAAACTTTGAAAAAGGTCTTGGTATTGTAATAGTATTTCCTGAACTATAACCTTGACCTGCTAAAGGAGATTGACCTACAACTACCCAATTTGTTCCGTTGCTAGTTATTTTCACCCACTGATTAGGTATTATAATTAAGGTTAAAGAAGGAGTTCCGTTATTAACACCAATACCTCTAAAAGTGGAAGTAGTACAGGATAAAATAATACTTCTAGCATTTGAATTAACCAAGTTATTATCATTATAAATTGTGTAAGTCTGACTGATTGTTTGACTCGCATTAGCATTCGGGAAACTAACAGTTGTATTAGCAGTTGTTATTGAAGAAGATAAATGTAATTCCGAGTCTGCGTATTGATAATTTGCGAGTAAAGTTGTAGTATCGGTCGCCCCAGCAAAAGAAGTAATATAAAAAATAGGATTATCGCTTCTATCATTCACCAACCAATTCGTTCCGTCAGAAAACAATTCAACCCAAGTATTTGCAGGTAAAATAAGAGCACTACCTCCTGAACCGTATTTACCTATAAATGTTCCGTTTTGACTTATTGTCGCATTAAGAGTAATCTGAAAAGCACCAGTATTATAAATCTTTGTTGTAGTCAAGCGTGAGTTTAAAGCAGTAGCATCTAACCAAGTTATAGTACTAGCAACAGTAGAAGCGAGATATAAAAAACTATCTAAAAAGTTAAAATTATTGACGAAATTAGCAGTCGCTCCAATACTTAGACTTCTAAAAACAACATTAGGAGAACGAGCGTTTATTTGCCAATTCGTTCCGTTTGAAGTTAAAGTATAACTACTATTATCAGGTAAAGTTATTACTGATGCCCTATTGCCGTATCTACCTTGAAAAGTTGTAGAACCGTAAGCGGATAAAGATATTAAACCTGAACTATTATTATTAACTGTAATTGTTCTATTTAAAGCATTCTGACTATTCGCCTTTCTAGCATCAGGGATTTCTAAGTTTGTAGCAGTTGAACCAGTAATATTAATATTTGTGTCGTAATATTCTCCGCCAGTTAAAAATTGACTCCCTCCTGAAGTAATATTATAAGTTTGAATATTGGGAGTTCTATTTATAACATCAAAATCGTCAGTTGCTATATTTACGTATATTGTGTAGGTGGAAAGAGGAGGTAAAGTTAAAACATTACTATCATTACCGTATAGACCTTGAAAAGTTGCACTTTGACTTGGGGTGAAAACATCGTCCTCCACTAATCGTAGGTCAATACTATAAGTATTACTAATGTTTTCAACAGTGAAAATCTGTCCTATATTGACAGTAGTTAAAGCACTATCAGGTATATACGCACTTATAGGAGAAGTTGGTTCTATTCTAATAATTGAATTAGTAAGGGGAACTCTCACCAAATCTACTGACGTACTACGAGCGAAATATTCACTTGGATAAACATTCCCTCTATCCACAACCAAAAAATTACCTCCTGCTGTATTACCTCTAATAGACACCCAAGAATTAGCAGGAACTGGTAGAAGACTTGTAGTTGTTCCGTATTTTCCGAAAAAGTTTCTTTGTGTTTGTCCTGTTTGTCCTCCCTTTACAATAATTGGATTTGCTTGTGTTCCTGTATTATATATATTGAGTGTCGTTGTATCTAGTGCAACACCGTTGATAGGCGGAAGAGAAAGTGTAGGGGAATTAGCGTTGGAGGAAGTGAAAAAAAAATTAGCGTTCTTTATACTTTGTCCTGCATCGTAATTTGACGCATTACTGGAAACAAAAACATTAGGAAATGCACCTAAGACTTGGTCAGGTAGAGCAGTTGATTGTATAGTTCCGTCGCCGAACTTAATATAATTAGGGACACTAACGTATTCCGCACCTGTTCCGAGTTGGATTTGGTGGTCGTCAGATATTATCGCACCTGCTCCTACCGCAGTTGAATAATTCCGAGTTGTGCTATCAGTTCCTGACAACGCACCTAAGTAAGTACAATTATCACCTGATTGATGAGTCGCACTTCCTCCACCTGCTGAAAACCCTAAAGCACTATTCCTCCTACCTGTTGCAAGAGCGTAAAGTGAGGAAGCACCAAAACCACTATTTTGATTAGTTAAATTGTCTGTATTAGACTGACTTAATAGACTGGAAGCACCTACCGCCGTATTATTTGTTTCGGCATAACCACCACCAGAGGTTTTTAACGCTTGATAACCAATAGCAACTGTACTATTCGTGGCACTGTTAGTTCCTTGTATAGTATTCTTACCAATTGCTACTGTATTGAGGAGAGACGGGTTTGTATTACTCGCGTTTGTTATATTTATTACACCTGATGAACCACTGTCGGTAAAAATTATTTTATTATTTGCATTATTAACATTAAGAGAACCGCTGACCGTAGTATTTTTCAAAGTATAAGAAGTGCCTTGAATAACTGGGTATTGGGCGTAGTTGGCATTTAAAAAAACAGTATCAATCCCTCCAGTCGCAGGAGGTATCCAATTAGCAGGATTAAAAACACTAAGATATTCGCTAAATGTTGGTGGGTTATAGATTGACATTATATATATAGTTTTAGAAAAAAGTATAGAGAAACCTAATTAGAACTTTAGAAAAGTTTATCTAAAAGTATATATATACAAATGCCACCAAAACAAAAGAAGACAGAAGCGGTATTATTAGATTGGTATAAAGAAATACCGAAGAAGTTCCTATTGAAACAACACAACCCTAACTTTGAGATACACGGTATTAAAACACCTTTTAGAATGCTTATCATTGGTGGTTCCGGTGCTGGGAAAACTCAAACATTTTTAAATATCCTTCACAACTTTGGTAATACGTTTAACAATATTTATATAATAACTAAAAACAAAGACGAACCTATTTACAACTATTTAGAAGAAAAACTAGGAGAGAAAGGTTTATCAATAACAGAAGGTATTAGTTCTGCTCCTGATTTGGATAAGTTTGATAAAGAGGAGCAATCGCTTATAGTGCTTGACGATTTGGTATTGGAGAAAAATCAAAAAGCAATAGAAGAGTTCTTTATTAGAGCAAGAAAACTAAATTGTAGTTTGATTTATATTAGTCAGTCCTATTACGCTGTCCCTCGTATTATCAGACAGAACTTAACCTATCTAGTTATAAAACGACTTAATACACTAAAGGATTTGTTTAGGATATTACAGGAGTATTCTTTAGGTGTGGATAAAGGTCAGATTAAGGAGATATACGATAGTGCAACTAAGTCTAATAAACAAGACTTCCTACTCGTTGATTTAGAAGAAGCACCTGAGAATAGATTTAGAAAAAACTTTAATGAAATCTTTGACATTTCAGAAGAAGAGGCGAAGAAATAATTTCTCTATAGTATATTATATAATGATTGTCGCTAATATCAAATCCGCAAAAGATTTACAGGCAAAGAAAGATTTACAGAAACAACTTATTGACCTAGAGGTATCTAATGAAGCAGAAAGTCAAAAACGATACCAAGAAAGAGGTATAAGAGAAACAGAAGGGAAGAAGTTGGTGGAGCAATACAGAACACCAGCAGAGATACAGAAAGATAAAGTAGCAATTGAAAAGAAAGCATTAGATTTAATAATTGAATTAGGGTTTAACTACGCGGAAGCAGGTCAATTAACAAATTGGTTAAGTACAAGTAATCGTCTCGCTGACTTCACAACTAGTTTCAAACTAATAAAGAAAGATATTCAAGAAGGATACGATAAATCTGTAGTAGATAGCGAGTTCTTAAAGAATTATTTAGATAATTTCTTTGACGATTTAGACTCTAATTTAGGTAAGAAGTTTTCTAAAGATATTGGTAAGAATGTAGATACAGGATTAGATAATATTTACGGTGCTGACCCTTTTAAAAACTTGCCTGATAGTGGTTTAATTTCAGGAAGAACAAGACCGAAGTTTTCGCTAAAAGAAGGTGTTATAGAAAGTGCAGAACAAGTAAGTAGTTTATCTCCGGAAGAATATTCGTCTCAAATGCCAACTTCAGTTGATATAATGTTTAGTACCACAGGAAGTTTAGATTTAGATAGTCAATACGGTGCTTCATCAATTATAGGGTTATTACAGGAGTTAGAGGCGTATCTTAACGGATTAGGTAATAATCTAAACGTAATAGAGTATAAATATAAAACCCAACAAATACTTCATTTGTTTAAGATTTTAGACTCAATATTACCACCACCAAGCGTACAACAAGATGTGATTCAATTTCTTTCTCAAAATGAGCGTGTGAGAGTAGTAAAAAATATAACACGTGCTATTAATAAATTAACTTCAATTGATAATGTGGTGTTGCAACAAATACGAACAGTTTTAGTCAATTCTATATCACAATTAAAAAGAGGTGAAGATAATATTGCTTTATCTAATATTGATAGAATATTTAACGTAGCATCAAGACAATTATCAGGATTGGTTAATAAAGAAAAGGTTGATTCAGTGATTAAATCTTACGCTGATTATCTTAAAGTTATTGAGACGAAGAGTGTAGATTACCAAAGAAGATTAGACGATTTTAACGAGCAAATGAGAAAAATAGAAGAAGAGATTTCAAGAGAAATTGCGGTTGAATCACTATTACAAACACCTAATAAAGAAAGCGAATATTTATTAGACCAATCAAAAAGAGAAGTAGTAGAAGAAGATGAAAGACGAAAAGCAGTAGAAAAAATACAAGCACTCGTAAGAGCGAGAAAATCAAGAGAACTAACGAAATCAAAAGCGAAAACACAAATTAATAAAATCGTGTCTGAAACGACTAATGAAATTATAGATAGTATTATAGATGATATACTCGGAGGAGCACCTCTTCCTCCTGATACTAGTAAAAAGGAATTGTTGCAGGAATACGTAGAAGAAGTGAGTTTAGAAGATTTAGAAGAAGAGGAAATTAATCCTGATGAGGAATTACGCTCACAAGTTAATCAAAGTGTTGATAATTTCGTGCGAGAATTAGAAGCAACTATAACAGGAAGAAATTATGATGAGAAAAGACAGAAAAAAATTAAGGCATTAAACGATGTATTATCACAATTGGGAGAACCAAACCCTTCAGCATTAACTCCTGATTTAAAAATAGAAAAATTGAAATTGATACAGTTTAATAGATTAAAAGCAATGCAACCGTTAGATAGAGTGGGGAGGAAATTAATAAAACCGAAAGAATACACAGAAATGAGAACAGGTTTAGGAATTATAAGCAAACTAAAGAAACACTTTAAAGGAGACGAACAATTATTAAAGAAAGTAATGAAAGCATTACAAGACGATAGTAGTTCTGACGAAGAAGAGAATAAAGAATTAGCAAAACACATTAAGACAACAGACAGTATTGATAAGAAACTTAATAAATTAGTTGGTAAAGGATACGATAGCAGTAATTCGGGATTTAATAAAAACAATTTCGCTACAGCATTTAGCAAGAATACAATAGAAGCAAACTTTAAAAATCTAGGTTCGGGTGCAATTCCGCTTGCGGTCGGTAAGGGAGGGTTGGGAAGGGAACCGTCGGTTCCCTCCTTTAAAGCAACTCGTATTCCAGTAAGTAAAGTCGGTAAAGGTGTTAAATTAGAAAATCAAGAAAATCCAACTTATCGTCAATTCGGTAAATACGTGCTACACATTCCTCACCTAGTAAATAACAATACTGCTAATTTCAAGTATCCTTCGTTAGGTAGTATTCCTTCAATTAAACCACTATCAGTATCAGATGATTATAAAGATTTGATTTTAGACGTATTACAGACTGGTAAATTGAATAAGAAAGAGTTTGAACGCCTACCTCAATCAGAGATTAAGCATTTTGAGAGAGTTGCTGTAGGAGCAGGTCTAGTAGAACAGTTAGGACTTAAATTAGGTAATACCGAAGAAGATAAAGCAGATAGTAAAAGGTTTGAACTTCTTAGAGGAGAATATTTAGCAGGAAATAACAACCAAGCATTAATTAAGGAATTGCGTCTTCTTATTACCAAGTTTATTAATAACGGTCGTATTCACAAGAACGAAGGACTTAATCTTCTATTAGAACTTAGCACGCTTTAAGAAAGCAGTGCGGTGCAAAGCGAAGCGACCGTTGGTTTTCACCTAGATGCCTTAAACGAAGTAAAGGTAAAACTTTAGGAATATAGTTTTTTTTTGTGATACTTTTTTAAAAAAAGTATCTATATATACTATAAATGAAGACACTTATCCTTAATAGTTCTAATATCACTAATACAGACAACTCACGTTTCACCTTTCAATTTCCTCAAGGTGGTTATACTTTCAAGGACGATTTAATTGCTGTTAATAGTATCTCTCAATATTTCTCAACATTCAATATCACTACTGCTTATAACAATAATAGTTTTAGTTATATTTGGATTAACGGAACAACTTATACAGTCTCTATTCCTAACGGTTTCTATAGTATAGCACAAATCAACGCATTCCTACAATCAGTAATGTTTGCTAATACTCACTATTTAACTACTTCAGGTGGTAGTATTGTGTATTTTTTGGAATTAGTAATCAATCAATCAAGATACGCAGTTAGTCTTAATAGTTATTTGATTTCTACCGCTATTGCTACAGCGAATACTTGGACTTTACCAGCAGGAGCGACTTGGGTATTACCTACTAGTAGTATTCTCCCTTATTTAGTAGTACCTGCGACCAATTTCGGAAAACTAATAGGTTTCGCTTCAGGACAATTTCCAGCAGGAACTATAACAGGAAGTCCTCCAAATCAAACACAATCACCAGCATTTAACGTAAGTCAATCTATTCTTTCTACTATCGCTCCTCAAATAACACCTTACACTAGTATTCTAGTTTTTTGTTCTTTAGTTAATAATCGTTCAACTATTCCAAGTCAATTAATTTATAGTTATACTCCTATTGACGCTACTTTCGGTGCATTACAAGAATACGCTCCTCAAGCAGAATTAGCATTTAACGAAATACAAGACGGAAGTTATACGCAATTCACTATTGAATTAAAAGACCAACTCGGAAACAATATAGCATTCCAAGACCCTAATACGCTTATCACACTAATAACAAAAAATAAATACGATTACTCACGCAAAATATAAAGTATAGATATAGTATATAAATGAGAATATTTAAGCGTAATTCAGCACAAGGAGGGTTTAACGTGATAAAAAAAGGTGGGGCAGTAATGCCTCTAATGCGAATGAAGGGAGAGGGTTTAGGAAAAGCAGATACGGAAGAGTTTTTTGAAAAGACTAATTCCAAGAATACTTTAGAAACATTAGCACCTAGTAGAATGAGAGGTTTAGAAGCAGTCCGTCTTAAGAGTACAAGACCAAAGAAGTTTATCTCACTTAATATTTAGGTAGGGAACCAAGGTTTAAGTCCAAAGGACGACGGTCGCTTCGCTTAGACCCCTCCTTTTCAATAATTATATTTAGAAATAATATAATGATTGGTTTTTTAGTAGGATTTATTATAGAGTGGGTAAGTCAGATTATAAAAGACTTTAGTAAAAAGGAGGGGTCTTAGGGGAACCTTGGTTCCCTAATTTGGTTCCTAATTATTTTCTCTTTATAGTTTATAAATAATGGATAACCTTGTCTTTGAAGAAAGTATCTCGTCGGAAGTTTCGCAATCTGAGTTTATCTCAAAAAAGTTTTTATACGTTAATGATATTAACAACGGAAATTATTCTTCACAAATTATTATTGACAGCACACCTCTAGCAAACGCAGGAGGATACGTGAATTGGTCTGAAGGGTATATCGCTATGCCCTTGATTGTTTCTCTTTTAGCAAATACCGAGACTATCGGAACTAGTACTAATATTGAAGAAGTCGGACGTACTTGGGGATTTAGAAACGGATTTTGGCACATTATTAACTCAATGAGTATTGAGTTTAACAATCAGAATATTGTCCAACAAACTCCTTTTTTGAACGTGTTTAGAAGTTTTAAGGCAATGACCTCGTTCTCACAAGACGATTTGATGCAAGGACCTTCTATTGGTTTCTCACCTGATACTGCAGGAAGTTGGGAGTTTATTTCTACTGACGACCAAGCATCCGGTAGAGGATTTTGTAATAATCGCAATGCTCCTTTTTTACAAGCAACTACTGGTTCTACTAGTGCTAATGCTATTACCCAAATCAATTTGACTTCTTACAATGCAGGAACCAACCCTTCTAATCTCGGAATTGGTAGTCAATACGCTTATAACGCAGGATACGCTAAACGTGCTGAGTGGTACGGATACACTCCTGAAAAGGCGTCAAAAGGTCAGGAATTGCTAATGAATAGTGCAGGTTGTGCTAGTGTTTTTAGAAGTCAAAGACTACCTGTTACTGCTAATACTAAACTCGCTTCTTGGTCTGTAATGGCGAAACTTCGTCTTAAGGATTTAGCAGATTACTTTAATAAGTGTCCTCTTCTCAAGGGTTCAACAATGCGTTTCTTGATTAACACTAATCAGACTACTACGAAGTTTGTTAGAACCGCACAATCAACCGCTGCAACTGGTGTTATTACTGCTGGAGTATTCACAACTGCTAGTACTGAAGTTAATTCTCAAGGTCTCACAAATCCTTTGATTGTTAGTAGTGGAGATATAGGTCAAGGTTGTTTTTCTCTTCCTGCTGATACTTACACTCTATCTGTCTCAATCTTTAAAGATACTGTTAATAACATCACAGGTCCAAGTTCTATCCCAGTTCGTCTTTATGCTCCTGTTTATAAAATGAACCCAATTGCCGAACAAAGATATTTATCTTTAGCACCCACCAAACGTGTAGAGTATTGTGATATTTTCCAGTATCAATTCAACGATATTGAAGCAGGAGGTCAATTTAACTTTTTGGTCTCTAACGGTATTCCGAATATCCAATCAGTATTGGTCGTCCCTTTCTTGTCTTCAGGAGCAAGTGGAAACGGAACTACTACTAACTCACTTCTTTCTCCTTTCGCTACTTCAGGTGCTACACCTGACCCAGTGCCACTAACTAACTTCAATATTTTGATTTCAGGAATGAACCTTTTCTTGAATAATCAACTTTACGATTTTGAGCAGTATAGACAAGAGTTAATGAGTTCTAATCAATTGAACGGTTCTCTTACAACCAGTCTTGCTTCAGGTTTGATTTCGGAAGACGACTTCTCTCGTGGAATGCGTTATTACTACGGTAATGCTTCAAGAGTATTACCTTCTGAAGAGGGTGTTAGTCGCTCAGTACAGATTTTAGGAACAAACGCTTCTTTGAAAAAGGTTAATCTAATGGTGTTCGTAGAGTTTAAGAAATCAATGACGATTGATATTTCCACTGGTGCAAGAATTGATTAGAGTAGGAAACCAAGGTTTCCCTACGACCCTTCCTTTTACTAGTTGTATTTAGAAGGTTTTGCACCGTCCTGCTTTTTTAAAAGCGGACTTTGAATTATATATTTTTTTCTGTTGTAATAATATATAATGACTGATTTAATCCCACATCAACTTAAACTTACGGAAGCACAACTGAAGAAATTGTTGTCTGGTCTTACTGCGAAAATCCCACACAAATATTTAGGAGCAGATAAAGGAGAAGTTATAATTCATTTAGCAAAAGATAATGCTGAAAAACTAATGAATGCTTATAGAGGGGGTGCTGTTGCGAGTCTTAAAATGACTGGTGGTGAAATTAAGCACACTGCTAAACACGGTTGCGGATTTGATTTAGAGAAACTTTTAAACTCTCCTGTAGGTCAAAAAATCGCTAATAAAGTTGTTGATAAAGCAATTGATAAATTAGTAGGAGGAAGCGTAGCAACAGTCGGACACAAGTCCTTAAAGAAGGGAGGAGCATTGACTTTTGACAAAATGATGAGTAGTCCAATAGCAGATAAAGTGATGAATAAAGTTGCTGATAAAGTTGTTGATAAAGCAATAGACCGTGCATTTGGTGGAAAATTACAGAAAGGTTCAGAAGAGATGCGAGAACGAATGAGAAAACTACGTGAGATGCGAGGAATGAAAAAAGGTTCAGGTGATTTCTTTGGTAATATTGGTAAGGCATTTACTACAAGTTGGAATAAACCACCTGCATCAAAAGACGAACAAGTGATTGCTAATGCTATTAATCGTAATCTTATCGCATCTGCTCCTAGTGCTTTCGGACGTATTAATCCTGAATTAGGTGAGATAATGTCTGTTCCTTTAGACCCTTATTTGAAAGAAAGAGAACGTATTGATAATAGTGTTAGTTTTGGAAAAGGTGTAGGAAAAGGTGTTAAGCAATCTTCTGCTTATAAGAAGGCAATGAAATCAAGTCAAGGTTTCGTACCTGATGTCCCTTCTGTTAAGAATGCTCCTGCTAGTTCTTTCGGTGTTGATAAACGAGTTAGACCAAGTGGCGACCAAATGACTTTATCACCTTACCAAGCACCGTCCGCTCCTGCGATGAACCCTTTTGTTCCTAAGACTTATACACAGGAAGGTGGAACGAGTTGTGGATACGGTGGAAGAGGATTGTACGCTGGAAGAGGACTTTATTAGCAAACTTTTAAAAAAGTCTTGCAGTTCAAAAATCTGGACGCCTTCGGCGAAACTTTAGGAAAAGTTATATATTCGTTTTTGTTATACTTTTTTTATAAAAGTATAGTATATAGAATGACCGATATTTCCTCCGCTAGACGAACGCAAGAGAGAAACCAAAATACTAACCTAATTTATCAAGCAGACCAACTATACGGACAAGAAAAAGAAAAAGAACTCCTTCCTCTACTCAGTAAATACTTTAATTTTAACCTTAAACCTAAACACAAATATTTCGTATTTGATTACGAGTGTGATACTGCTTTTATTGAACTAAAATCTAGACGAGGCATTAGAACCGAATACCCTACTACTATTGTGGGAAAAAATAAAATAGACTACGCAGATAAGTGTAATAAAGACGTGTATTTCGTTTTCAATTTTTCCGACGGATTATTCTATTGGAAATACGATAAGGAAGAGATTGGGAAGAGAGTTAGAATTGGAATGTGTGGAAGAGTTGATAGGGGTAAGCGAGAAATAAAAGAATATTGTTTTGTTGATGTTGATTTGTTAATCCCAATACCTTTATAGGTTATTTAGGAATAATATTGGTTGTTTTATATCAATATTATTTATAAGAATGCTGAGTGATAATGATATTAAAAAACTTGCTACAGAGGAATTAGATTTACCTATAGTAGGAGTATTTAGCAAAGATTTATTACCAAAGGGAAACGAAAGACAGATAGGTAGTTATTATATTAATTTACAAAACCACGATGACGGAGAAGGAACTCATTGGACTTTAGCGAAAATAATAAAGGACGATGACGGTAGTTTAAAAGGTTTATATTTTGATAGTTTTGGTTTCGGAATGCCTACAGAAGTACAAGAGTTATTTAAAGGATTACCTCCTATACCGTTTAACAATAGACAGATACAGGATATAAACACTACTCAATGCGGATACTATTGTCTTTATTGTGATTACTATTTAGAGAAATTAAGACGTTGTGAAGAAGTGGAAGACGATTATAATAACTTTATTGCCACTTGGAGCAAGAACCCAAAAGATAATTTAAAAAACCTGAAAAAGTTCTTCAAACCCCTTTAGGCGAAAATAAAATATATAGTATATATATAAATGAAAACACAACAACTTATCTCACTTCTATTTAAAATTGATGCTCTATTAGAGAACAATAAGAAGATTAGAGAGGAACTGATGCAGATGCTTTGTGATAATAAAGACGAACCTTCTCTTACTGATATACTCGGTATTAAGGTTTATTTAGGTAAAGATTACGTTGAACCTACTGAATATAAAATAAAGATAGGAGAAGATTTAGGAAAATTAGAAGAGGAAGAAATAGAAGAATATAATAGCGGTTTTGACGGTAGT